TAAGGCATAGCTTTGACAACGTTCACGTCCTTGTTGATGCGACGGGTGTAGGCGCAGGCGTGTACGACGAACTCGAAGAGTTCTATCGAAAAGAAAGATTGATAACGGTTCATGAGATGCATAACGGTCAAGCCGTTCCTGACCTTGAAGACCATGAAGACGACAAAGCGAAACATCGAAAAAGATATAAAAACCTTAAAGCCAAAATGTTGGATATGCTATCAGTTGACATTGAATTAATGGACTTGCTTGAGGTAGAAGACTTTCAAGTTCAATTGCCGATGATACGTTATTCATATGACACTAGTGGGAAGATGCAGATTGAATCGAAAGATGACTACAAGGCGCGAACGGGGCTTAAGTCGCCCGATAGCGCCGACGCTTTAATGCTTGCGAACTACGGTCGCTATATGATCCCCGAAATCGGGACTTTTGGAACACCTCACAAAAAGAGCGACGGTTTTTTTAAGTCTTCATCTCATGGACAAAAAAAGAGAATTAAAGAAATGAGAATTTAAATGACTTCGCTAATTCAGGAAAAAAACAAAGTCATCTTATTAAACAAAGAAAATATAATTTATTTATTTTTTCAAGATGTATTGCCTACTTATTTAGTCTATCATAAAGGGTGCGTTTATGAGTTCGAACGAAAAAAAGGTCGATGCTTCTATTACAAGGAAAAACCGAAGGAAGTACCTGACAGATCAAGAGTTATTCACTCATATAAAAAAATTCGAAAAATGGTCTCGAAAATTATTTCGAAACGCAGTTGACCACGAGGACTGTGTTGGTTGGGTAACTGAACACATGGTAAAAGATCACTCTCGGACTTATAGTTATTATTGTTCATATGTAGATTATATGCGTGCGAAGTTCGGCAGGAACGGCCATAAACTTAAAATAGAAACTAATAATGAACTCTATGAAGACACAAAGGTATATGAAGAGGATGCAGACTTCATGGACATGGACCCATTTAGGGAAATCGCGTTGATGAAGGCATTAGACAAAACGCAAGATTACGACCGTATAATGCTCATTTTGGGAGGGATGAACCAAAGAGATGCAAGCAATGCTCTAGGCTTGTCAGAGCCAGTCATTTCGACCACGGTATCAAAATTTAACATTCAAGTAAAAAAAATATATGATAGACTTCATTTTGTACGACAAACGAACTTAAATGGAGAATTAAAAAAATGGATAATGAAAATGGCTTAATAAGACGTGAGGATCGTGTTAACTATGTTGTTGAAAAATTTAAAGTAGAGGACACCATAAACCAACTGAATAGAATGATGGTGAATGTCACATCAAGAGAGATGAACGCGCAGAATGTTAACGCCGCTTGCAACTGCGTTGCGAGGCTAAACGAAACAATAGATACGGCCATAAAGGCAGCTAAGTTTTTGGGTGGTATGAAGTGAATAAAAAAATTCCTAATATTCTGACCTTAAAACAAATTAACTTTATAAAAGACAATCACGCGAGGATGAAGCGGCAGGAAATAGCCGACGAATTAGGCGTGAGCATTTCAACTGTAAGGCGCGCAGGGGCAGCATTAGATCTAAATTTTTTTAAGCCATTAAAATATAACGACCAAGACATAAAAAAAGTTTTTGATTACTTTAGGAGTCATTCAAGAAATGAGACACAAAAAAAATTCCCTGAGCTAAGAGTAAAAACTATACTAGAGCATCATAAGGAGCACAAAGGGTATATTAAACAGCGACGTTTTACAAGCGAAGAACAAATTTCGTGTTTAAAATTTGCAGGGTTATTAAATTTTGATCAAATATCAAAAATTTTAAATAGACCTAACGCGCATGCGGGTTCTATAAAAAAGTTTTTTATTTGTAGAGGCATTTCATCAAAAACAATAAATGGACTTTTTAAAAATAAGGCGTTGTTCATAACGGACGATTGCCCTTTTGTTGAGGTAAAAACTTATAGAGGCGGCAGGTTGTGCTTATGGGTGGATATAGAAAGACATTTAAAAAAAGACGTCGATGACTCAATTAAATATGCGATATATACTCTCGCAGCGTTTCAGAGATGGCTTTGGGGCGACGACGTTAAGGAAAAAATCATAAAGATTTTAGGGAAAAACAGGTTACAAGATGTATGATGTAGATAAATTTGTTCGAATATTAGACGATACGATGAAGCAAGACTTGATTTATGCTTACAACGATAAAGGCATTGATGGCATCATAGATTATTTTTATTTGTCGAATATTAAATTCTTTTTAGATGAAACGTATATACTTCAATTCAGAAAATTTTTTATTAAAGAGGGTTTCCCACTACATGTAATATTGAAGATTTTAGAGTTTTTAAGAAAATGATGTTTATTTTTTTATAAAATAAAAACAGTATAATGTTATTATAATATATACGCAAAAATGAAAAACGGTATTGACACCGTTTAAGAATAAATTCTGGGGGACAAATGGCCGAAAATGAAAAAGTATTATTCACTTTTAAAGACGCACCCAAAGGGAAGAGTGGGACGGATATATCAAGCGGCAAATATCAAAACGAATATATCACCGAACTTCAAGGCGTGGATGCTGCGATCACCTACAATAAGATGCGCAGGAACAACCCCCAAATCAGAAAAATTTTAAGCGCTATTCGCTCGCCCATTCGAAACGCGAGTTGGACTATTTCACCGATAAGCGACGAAGAGAAAGACATCAAGATCGCATCGGCGCTCAATCATATATTATTTAACGATGGCAAATTCACTTCAAAGTTGGACGAGATCACGACTTTTTTAATTCATGGATATTCTGTTTTTGAGCCTATAAGCATGAACGCTCAAACAAAAGAGTTCGGCCCGTTAACAACTATTAAATCGCTTGCGTTTCGAGCGCAAGAATCGATTGATGAGTGGAAGCATGACGAAGCGACCGGAGAGCTCCTTGAGGTACATCAAGTGCAACAAGGGGACGTCAGTGTTGACGTTTGGATACCACGAAATGAACTTTTAATTTTCTTTAATGAAAAAGAGGGGGATGATAACGGCTTTTCGTTACTTCGCCCATTATATCCACCGTATAAGCGACAAAACATGATTGAGACAATCAAGATGATTGGTATTGAACGTTTTGCAATACCAAGTCCAAAGCTAAAAGTACCTGCGACGGTATCGCCTGCCGATGAGGAATACCTTGCGGCGATAACAATACTTGAAAATTATTGCAGCGGCGAATCGTCTTATTTAACGTTCCCTAATGGTTGGGAGCTGGACCTTTTTTCAAATAATGGTTTTGATCCTAATAAACTTGAAGACTCTATAAAAAGAGAAAATGAGAAAATGGCGGGTGCGATACTTGCGACGTTCCTTGAACTTGGAACCGGCGGTAACGCTGGCGCTTTTGCATTGTCTGAAAATCTTGAAAGGTTTTTTACGCTTGTGATTGGATCGTTCGCGAAAAATATCGTTGATACAATTAATAACGATTTGTTGCCATATTATTTCCAAGCGAACTTTGGGGAAGATCTTGAACTAATGCCTAAGCTAAATGTCTCTGGAATAACTGATAGAGTAGGAAAAGAGTTCATGGAAATCGTTACGGGATTTACAAGCGCGCAAATCATAACGCCCGACGAAACGCTTGAAGACTACATTAGGGAGCGTTTTGAACTTCCCAAAAAAGCCGAGGGGTCGGTCATGGACAACCAAACAAGCGAGGACACGCCACCAGCGGATGAAAGCAGCGACGATCAAAGCGACGAAACACAAGATGACGTCGGCGGCGACGATGAAACAACTCAATTAAGTGAGGCAATAAAGCTCGAAGACACCGCAAGAAAAATTATTATTGACGAGTCTAAACATGTGGCCGATGTAATGAAAAACAACATCGATTTTATGAGCGAAAAACTAATAGCGACGGTCGTTAATAGATATGCGAAACTTCCAGCGTCGAAAAAGCTTGATGCTCTATCTGAAATAAATGTTGGGGGCGTAGCAAAATATAGAAGACAGCTAAAAGGTGCATTAACAACCGCGGCAAACCGTTCGTTTGAAAGAACGCTTGAAGAGCTTGGATTGAGCGATTTGGAACTATCTGAAAATATCGAGATGTCCAAAAAACTTGACGAACAGCTTATAGGCATTAAGTTTGAAGAACAGAATTTTTCGAAGCTCCCGTTACACGTTCAAAAGCTGTTAACGGCGCAATCTAGCTTGATATCAGAAAGACACGCAAACGAAATAAAAGATCGTGTTGCTTTTGTTTATATGAATAACGAAAATGCAGACCTGACCGAGCGTGAAATGAAAAAGCTTTTAACGGATGAGCTTGCGAATTATTCCGCTAGTGGGAAAATAGCAACAGGGGCCACGACAACGACGTCACTTATAAGTAACCAGGTTCGATTAGATATGTTTTTCGACAAAGATGTCCAAGACAAAATTTATGCGTTTAGATTTTCTAATGTTTCGCCGGTAGCGCCCATATGCAAAAAGTTGAACGGTCGTATTATATCAAAAGATGATCCGGCCCTTTTTGAATATACGCCGCCGCTTCATTGGAATTGTAAAAGTTACTTAACACCTATAATGAACACCGCGAAGTCAAAACCAAAAATAACTGGACTGCCGACGCTAACGGAACAAGAAGTAAAAAGCATTAATTTAAGTGAAACTTGTACTTGCAATTAATTTGCACAAATAAACAAAAATGGTGTATTATTTATTTATGGGGGGATCATGGCTTTAATTAAAAATTTCCTTTTAGACAAGGAGTTTTATGTATCAGTGGATAACGTTGAGGAGCGATTAAAAGAATTAAATGTCGATCCTTCGTCTGTTATTCAATCATTGATATTTGACAAAAACATTTTTGAAGAGGAACAGGACGCGCGTGTTTGGGCGCGTGAACAGGGCTTCATAGTAGATGTCGTAAAAGACAAAACAAGCGTTTTTGAAATAGATCAATATGACAAAAGCGAGTTTGTCGAAAGTAGTTTAAAAAAAATAGAAGTGACAAAAAGCGTTTTTGCACGTATTGGACTTTTAAAAGTCGATACAATGGCGGAAATGCATTTTTTGTCATTGAGGAATGACGACAAAACCATTAAACTCGGTTCGTTACTTCCTCATATTATAGAGCTTGCAAAAGTCGTTAAGGGTTATCACGTCAACTATGGCGAGATCGAAATAACGAAAGATATGTTGATAAAGTTTGCGGATAACTTTAAAAATAAAGTAACTGGCGTAGATATTTCGATTGATTTTGATCATGACATGGGAAAAGCGGCGGGATGGTTAAAGGATGTCTTTGTTTCATACGACGGTAAAACTTTATTTGGCGAAGTAGTTTGGACACCGAAAGGCGCGCAAGCATTGAGCGACAAAGATTTTCGGTATTTTTCGCCAGAATTTAATATGAACTATGTTCATCCGCATACTGGCAAAGAGCACGGCCCGACTTTGCTCGGTGGTGGTCTTGTCAATCGCCCATTTTTAAAAATGGATGCGATCGTTTCATTAAAAGAAAAGATGAAAGAAGGGGATACAATGGAAACTATTAAACTTTCTGAGCACAAAGAAGTCGTCGGGAAACTTGAAAAGCAAATCGTTGAGTTTCAACTTACCGAGGGAAAAACAAAAACGATTTTGTCTTCAATGAAAGATGAAAATAAAAAACTTTCTGAAAAACTTGAAACTCTTGAATCTGAAAAAGCAAAAGCAGAACTTGAAGCAAAAAATAAAGTTCTTTTTGACGAAGGCAAAATAAACGCCGCTCAATTGAAAGCGATGAATGAAGGTAAAGGTCTTCATGAAGTCCTTTCACTTGCAACAAACGTTAAAGTTGAGTCAAAAGGCGCGGTAGCTAAAAACAACGACGACGTAAAATTAAGCGAAGAGGACCTTAAAGCGATTAAAGCGCTTGGGATCTCAAAAGAAGACTACATCAAGTATAATGGGGGGATGTAATGGCAGCACTCGCAGCAAACAAAGAAATAATCGAAAAAGGACGTGAATTAATTTCCTTTCCAGTCGTTGCAAGCGACATTATTTATAAAGGCGCTATTTGCAAAATAAACGCCGCTGGTTATCTTGCACCTATGGCAGCCGAAGCAGGCGCAGCTTTTGCGGGTATGGCATGGGAAAAAGTTGACAACTCCGCAGGAAGTGCAGGCGACGAGAACTGCCGCGTTCAACGTGTTGGCATTTTCGAAATGGTTACAAGCGGCGCAGCTCAAAGCGCCGTCGGTTCTATCGTTTACGCTTCGGATGATCAAACTGTTTCAACGACTCAAGGAACAAATGAACTTGCAGTCGGTCGAATCATTGAGGTTATTAGCGCAACGAAAATTCTTGTGGACATCAACGTTTATTAATTTAGGGGGAAATAATGGGACAAATAACTAATCCTATCGTTTTAGAAAAAGCGCTCCGCACGGAGTTTATGAAGTCATTTGATAACGGCGAAAATCCCGCTGATGTCATGCCAATGATCACCGAAACAAATTCGACATCGAATAAAGAAAAATACGGCTGGTTGGGCGAGTCACCACAACTTCGCGAATGGATCGATGAAAGACAATTGAGCGGCGTTCGTGATTACAATTACGAGATTCCTAACAAATCGTATGAAGCAACACTCCAAGTTGACCGCGATGACCTAGAAGATGACCAATACGGTTCTATCAAAATGAGAACTGCGGATCTTGCAAGACGCGCAAAAACTCACCCAAGAAAATTATTTTTCGATACCATTCTTGCGGGCGACACAGATTTATGTTTTGACGGTCTTCCGTTTTATTCAACATCGCATGTTTATTTCGCCGGCGGAACGGCTCAATCCAACCTACATACTGGAACGAAAGCTGGCACGCTCCCAACAACTTCAGAGATGGCAAGCGACTTCAAATTGATGCGTGCGAAAATGCAAAAATTCGTTGACGATCAAGGCGAACCATTAAATGAAGGCGAAAGAAAGCTTCATATCATTGCAAGCCCTGACTTACAAGGCGTTCTTGATGAGCTTTTTGGAGCTTCTCTTTTGTCTAACACCACAAATACATTAAAAGGCGCTGCAACTTATATGACGACTGGTCGTATAACTGGCGCTGATTGGTATATGTTTGACATCAATCAAGGCGTTCAAGCTGTTATCAAACAAAATCGTAAGTCCCCAGTTTTTGAAGCTATGGAAAAAGGAACTATGCCTAATTTCCTTCGCAAGAAAAACTTTTACGGTATTGATTACCGAGTGGGTTTTGGCTTCGGTTTGTGGACAAAATCAATTAAATGTAAATATTAATTCTGATCGGGGCGTTTTTAGCGCCCCCTTTGCGAGGCCGTATGCAAAAATATTCTTTGAAATTAAGGAAAAGACATCCGCAAGGCGTAATGAATTTTTTCGATGTCGCTATAACACTTAAGCCCATCGAGGTAGATTTGACAAGCGCTCAAGAAAAACAACTTGAAACAATCGGCGTTAAGACATGGATTGATGCTACGAAGGTTATTGAGAAGCAAGCTCCGAAGCAAAAGACAAAACCTAAAACAAACAAGAAATCAAAAAAAGCCGAAGCGATGAATAAAATAATTGACGAAATGGAAGACGCGATCGACGACATCGTTGATGAAGTGAAAGAGGCTATAGAAGACATTGAAGAGGTTTCTAAACAATAATGTCAATCATAAACGAGATTAAAAGTTGGATATCAACCGCGGCTGACCACCTTTTGAAGGTGGCCATGTTCTCAAGCGATGGCAAGAGCATAACAATTAATGACAGTGGACAACTCAAAGTCGTCCTTGACGGAAAGGTATGCTTAAACAACACGACGTCAACGCCGTTGCTTGCAGGCACGAAGTTTGAAGGTGCCGCCGGAGAAACTCTTGATTACGCTTTAATCTTCGTTAACGTATACAGCGACGTTTCAAGCGCTATAGATGGCTTGTCATACTATACAAGCGACGACGGAGTCGTCTGGTATGCCGAAGACTCTTTTACAATCCCAGCCGCGACAAACAAGACTTTTTCGTTTCAACCGAACAGAAAATATTTTAAAGTTGAATATACCAACGGCGGAACTGATCAAACGACATTTAGTTTAAGCACGATTTTTAAAAAGACGAACTCGAAGCCTTCGAGCCATAAAATAAGCGATAGCATAACGAGTGAGGACGACGCCGAGCTCATGAAAGCAGTTTTGACGGGTGAAAATCCGCACGGCGTGTTTGTCAATTTCAACGCAACGACAAACGGCAACTTTAAAATGTCGCTTGAAGAGATTGAGAACGATATAAGCGTAAACGGTAATAAGCAATTAAAAACGACGTTGTTTGATTCAACTGGGCAAGAATCGTTAACTCCATCGAACCCCGTTTTTGTTTCGTTCCCTGACTATCATCTCGATGCGTTTAGACGTTTTTCAGTCGCAGCGCCTTTCAAGCTTTTTGAATATTCTGCAAATCATCCACTTGATACAACTAGATACTTCTCACCATTAAATGCAGGAAGCGGAACGGTTCTAAGGAACTCTACGAAGACGCAAATCGAATTGACAACGACTTCCGCAAGCGGGGACAAGGCATCGATCCGCACCCGAAGGAATATTCAATACAATAAGGGCAACGCTCAAGAGATATTTATAATATATCGCCCGAACCCTACATTAAACAGGCGTGAGCGATGGGGCTATTTTGACGATAACAACGGGATTTATTTTGAGCATGACGGGACTGACGCACGTCTTGTAATACGAAGTTCGACAAGTGGGAGCGTCGTCAACACAACGATTGAGCGCAACTCATGGGATGATCCACTTGACGGAACTGGTCCAAGCGGCCTTTCAATCGATTGGACGAAACAAACAGTTTTTAAAATCGACTTCGGTTGGTTATCATCAAGGGGCGCGCGTTTTTTTGTCGATATTGCTGGAACTTTCGTTCTAGTCCATACCTACTATATATCGAATACGCTGGTGGTCCCATTTATGGCTACGGCGAACTTGCCGATACAATTTGAGGTTGAAAATACAGGTGCGACGTCAGGCACGGTTACAAGTTCTTTTACGTGTTTCGCCGTTCAATCATCGGGCTCCGGTGTGCAGGAAGGCCCCGTCAGGATATTAAACAGCGGTGTTACGCCCAAAGCTCTTTCGACGACTGAAAGTTTTGTCACTGGAATTAGAATTAATTCAAACTTTCCGAACGCATCTTTGCAAGCGTTAAAAACTGCGATGTTTCCAGTTAGCGGAACGGACAACGCTTTTTTTAAAATTATTTATAATCCTACGTTAACGGGCGCAACATGGACACCGGGCGAAAGTGGAGTGTTCGACTATTTGACCGCATTGACAAGTTATGCAAACGGTTCAATCGTTGGCAGTGGTTATTTTTCACTTAATGTAAAAAATCAAATTGCAAGTGAAAGCAAATCTGAAATTAAAAGTGATTTATATATAGGTCGAGAGGCAAGCGGAACAAGTGATGCTTTGATCATCGTCGCGCAAACAGATTCGGGTACGGGTTCAATATTTTATAATTTTACTTTTAAAGAATTTTTATAAGGGGCTTTAATGGCATATACTGATTTGACACAAGTTCAATCGCTATTTAGGAATGTGACTTTTAGCACAGAAAGCGCCGTAACAAGCGCCGACGTTTCGCAGTTTATAACGGATGCTGAAACGTTTATAAACGCCCGTTTAAAAAACTATTACGACATAGACAACATTGGCCCTGAAAGCGAGGTCATGCTTGCAACGGTAGCGAAGTATAAAGTTGCATCAATAATCAAAGAAGTTCTTGAACTAACAAGTTCAAACAGCTCTAACATCAATCAACGTGTAACGGGTTCATGGGACATGATTGCAAACAAGATGCTTGATGAAATCGCACCGCCGATAGACAATTGCAAAGGATGCTTCCCAAGACCAGTGACTCCGCTTCCTGACACCGACTTAATATCAGTCAGACCGCAAAAGGCGACGCTATTCGCAGGTTCGAACGCGACGAAGACGTTCACGAAGTCGGGGAACAACTGGTAATATGGCAGATGAACCTTTACTAGCTCAATCCTATGAAATAGCCAACGACAAGGCTTTTCAAGATGTCTTGAAAAAGGCCGAAATAAGCGTGTCGGACTTTAGGCCCGTGTTTGGGGCCATCGCAAAAGCGTTTTACAAAGAGAACAGGGCTATTTTCGCATTAAAGAGTCAAGGCAAATATCCTGACTTCGGCGGCTTTAAGCCGTTTACAAGAATACGATATCAAGGCGAGTGGATGACACGAAGAGACGCCTACCGTTTGCAGAAAATTCGCAAAGTAGGTTTCGCGTATCCTCTGTTATTGCGCGAGGGCGATCTCGCTCGATCGTTGACAAGACCGAGTGATCCACAAGCGATCAAAGAGATAACAAAGGAAACAATGATATTAGGTTCAAACGTTGAATATTTTAAATATCATCAATCTGACGCACCTAGAAAGAAAATCCCATTAAGGAAACCGCTTTTTCTTGACGACAAGGACGATCCTATCGGCGCAGCGGGCCCGCGACGTTTGCAGCGTTGGAAAGATATAGTTGAAACATTCGTTAGCGACAAATTAAAAGAGGTATAGCATGGCAAAATTCGATGTTGAAACACTATTAAAAAAATCACACGACGTTATTAAAACGAATTTAAATAATGAATTGATTTTGATAGACACCGAAAAAAATGACTTCGTGATGCCAAAAATAAATGACAACGCCTATTTTTTGCAGAATTTAAACAATAACGTTTTTAACTATGAGAACTTTGTTGTTTATGGTCTTGTCTCAAACAACGAAATAAACGATAATAATTATAACAACACGCTTGAAACGATCCGCGTAGGCTTCGAGGTTTTTTCATACGACGACGGCGCAAAGGAAAGTGAGAACGTGTTTTATAAGATGTTGCGTTATAGCAGAGCGCTTAAAAGTGCATCCCAAAAGAACTTTGATAAGATTCAAAGAGGGATAAAATTTCAAGTGCGAAGTCTAGAACCAACACAATTCGACCTTAACGGCCGAATGATGCGGTCTTCGGGGGTTATCATTTCCGCTGCGATATCCGCCGAATGAAAGCAAAAATAATTCTAAGGGGGTTTTATGTCATTAAGTAGAGACTTTATATCATATGGTATTCATTCACTCGTGCCTTATAGAAGAACTGACCGCTTGCCATACGGCATTTTTAAAATCATCGGGGGCGGAACTCTATCTTTAAGCAGTGAATATGAAGACTTATTCGGCGGTTCAAACCGTTATGCGTGGGCGAGTGAAGCTAAAACGATTAGCAGCACTTTCTCAGCGTCAGTAAAGTCGTTTCCTGATTTTCTTTTCGAGCTGTTTTTAGGCGCGACGGTAACGACGACGGCGGCGAGTTCGACCGGTTCCGTTGGAACGATCACAAATGTTAAAGGTTCGTCCGTTGTCGAGGCAGCAACTGGTATTGCTTCAGCGGCGGCTAAATCTGGTAGTGAAACGGATCTAAAAGATGCAACATATATCGTTAAAGCGGTTACAACTGACACCGTTGACGTTTATGCGACTACAGACGTATCATTTTCAAACGGGAATGACTTGTCTTTTCAGGACGATCTTTTGAAAATTACAGCGTCGCCTTTAACAATCACAGCAAGCACCGCCGTGGAAGTTCCAAACACTGGGATTGAGCTAACTGGCGGAAGCGGCACCATTGGCATGACTGCCGACGATACCGCTTATTTTAAAGTTCAAGCCGCGCATGGCGGAGTTTCAGAAATCATTATTGGAAAGAACGATGCAACATTCCCCGAACATGGGCAAGTTCTCGTTTCTGCGAAACGAAGCGACGGTTCATTAATGGAAATCGACGTTTTAAAAGCCGTCGGTGCAGGTTTCCCGATTCAGCTTGAAGAAACTGTTTTTGCAATTCCTGAACTTGAAGTAAAACTTCTATATGATGCGCAAGCGAACGCCGTTGCGAAAATAACTAAGATCTTAGGCGAAGGTTAATCACCTTTAAGGTCACTTTTAAGAGGCATGTAGTTTAGAACTGCATGCCTCAAATACGCCGACAAGTTCCCTTCAGCATAAAGAAGTGCTCGAACACGTAGCATGTTTTTCTCGTCTTCTTTCAATCTGAAAATTATTCGTTCATTTTTATATTGTTTCTTTTCTTTTATTTTCATCTTTTAAAATCCATTATTTTTAATTGTATGACATATTAAATATATAATAGTTTTTTATTTTTGTTAAAATAAAAAGTGAAAGGACGTTATGAAGACAGAATTAAATAATTTAAAACCGTTCCCTAAATTTTTTGAATTGAATAAACGCAGATTCTTTTTAAATCCGTTTACTTTATTTATTCAAACATGGGTGGACAGCCGGTATACGACGAAAGAAAAACAAGGGACTGTTTACCTGGCTGAAAGGCTTGAGGCGCTTGATCCGCTTGTTATAGCGGAGTTGACTTTTATGTTATTAAGTCAAGAAGACCAGCATTTTTTTGGATGCATTGAAAATTTCGTCAATAAATTTTCAAGCAAAACGGATTTAATATCGCGATGTCTTCCCCCTCTCACGCAAACACTCATTGACAGTCAACCTGAAAAAAAGATGCATGACGGGGTAACTAAATTAAAAAAGCCATGGGCGCGGAGACTGATAAAACGTGTTTCGCAACCGTTTATGATATTTTCGCGCGAAGATATGGGTATAAATTAGACGATTTTTATAATTTGACGGCGAGGCAAATTCAAGTTTTGTCAATTGTCATTCAGAAAGCGACGTATGATGAAGTTGCAATGCAAGCGAAGTTCCACGGCTTAAAAATGAAAAAGCCGTATGTTGGGCCTGAAACGTTTGATCCCATCGTCGATGAAAAAGGAAAGGCCGAGGCAATGAATGTTTTTGAACGAATGAAAAAAGAACACAAGGGAAAAAATGGCTGATCAAAGTTTATTTATTAAAATAAACGGGAGCGCAAAGGGATTTCAAGCTGCCGTTGACAAGGCAAAAGAAGAGACAAAAGACCTTGAAAAAACACTTGCCCAAAGTGCGAAGGTTTCAAGTATCGCGTTCGCTGCACTTGCGGCAAGCGCCGTCGCCGCCGTATCATCTTTTTCAAAATTTGAGGACGGTTTCACAAACGTTGTCACGCTTCTTGATGAAAGTTCGTTTCAAACGAAATCTTTAAGTCGGGGGATTCAGGACTTAAGCGACGATATACTTACTCTAGGCGCGTCTTCAGGCGAATCTTTCGAATCATTAAACGCCGGTTTATTTGATCTAGTATCCGCAGGTGTTCCAGCCGAGGCAGCGACAAGCGCACTTGCAAGCGCCGTTGATCTTGCACGCGCGGGCGCGACGGACACCGCGACGAGTGTTAAGGCTCTAACGGCTGCACTCACTGCATACGGCGACGAAGCAGGCAGCGCCGATGCAATCGCTGAAAAATTCTTTACAGCGCAGAAATTCGGTGTAACGACCGTTGCGGCGCTATCACGTGAGTTTAATAAAATCGGCGGTCTTGCGAAAAACCTAGGGATCTCGTTTGATGAAGCCCTAGCGAGTTCTACGGCGCTCACTGCGAACGGCGCGAAGCCAGCGGCGCAAGCATTCACAGAATACCGCGCGGTTTTGGTCTCCGCAGTTGATGCACAAAAAAGACTTAAAGGACAAACGGAAGAGGTTCAACGCGCTTTTTCTTTACAGAATATACGTGCAAAGGGTTTAAAAGGTGCTTTGGACGAGTTAAACGATGCCGTCGGAGGCGACGTTGTTAAACTCAAAGAGTTACTTGGATCATCCGAAGCCGTGAGCGCTGCGATTTCGTTAACGGGCCAACAGTCAGAATTGACTACTAAGATATTAAAAGAACTGGGGAACGAAACGACACGTGCAACGACGTTTCAAGATGCACTTGCTGTCAAAAACGAAACAGTATCCGTCGCATTCAATAAGTTCCTTCGCACGGTCGAAAGCCTCGCGATTTCGTTCGGCTCCAAACTTGCGCCTGCAACGATTGGAGTTCTAAACGGCTTGACGTCGCTTCTCCAAACGATTCGCGAGTTTCCTAGTTTCCTTGGGACGGTAGCGACGAAAGCGTTTTTGATCGTCACTTCGTTTGCAGGCATAACGGCAGGGGCGAGCATTTTAGGTTTGGGCATCGTCAAGCTTCGGACGTTATTTATAGCGTTGTCATTGTCCATGAGATCAACTGGTTTCGCAGCAAAAACGATGTGGGCTTCAATCACTCTAGGCGCGTCACTTGCGATTTCGTTCTTACCTGAAATCATAAGCGGCTTTAAAGCACTATTTAAATTGTTTGACAAAGGCGATGATTCCGCGAAAAAAATTAGGTCACTCAACCAGGAACTTGAGTTCCAAAAGAACTTGCTTAAAGAGTTAAAAGAAGACACGACAAGCGGAATTGATAACAGCGATTTTATAGCGAAGACCGAAGAGCGCATTAAAGCACTTGAAAAAGAGAAGGCAGCAAAAGAGGCGCTCATAACAGAGTCTAACGCGAAAGAAATTAGAGCCGAAAATAAAAAGAATGAAACGCTAGCGCGAATAGCCGAGAACCAAGCCCAAAGAGATCGGGAACGAGCGCAGCGACTTCGCGATGAACAGCTTTTGCTTGAGGAGCAACAAGAGCTTGAAGACCTTGAAAGACAGCAAGCATTCCTTGATATTGCAAACAGCCTTGACGAAGAGAACCGCGCAAACTTCAATCAAAAAGAACTTGATGATCTTCTAAATCAAGTTAAAACGAAAAGTGAAGTTCAAAAAGATTTCCGCAAATCACAATATAAAGCAGAGACAAAGCGACGGAACCAGTATCTGGAAGACGAAATACGCTTTGGAAAGAATCTTGCGGATTTTCGAAGTTTCGTCAATTCCGAAGAGGTGCAAGGGGCGAAGACAGCGGCGCAAGAACTTTCGCAACTTCAAAACTCTAAAAATAAAGAATTAAAAGCCATCGGCAAGGCCGCGGCGCTTGTTAACATCGCGATTTCAACGCAAGAGGGTGCGATCAAGGCTTATTCATCACTTGCAGGCATTCCTATTGTAGGGCCTGCACTCGGTGCAGCGGCAGCCGCGGCATTGGTAGCATACGGCGCGGAGAGAACCGCAAACGTCGCAGGGCTTAATCGTGGGGGTTTCGTTCCTGGCGCTGGAAATACTGATACCGTTCCAGCGTTATTGACTCCAGGTGAACTTGTCGTTCCCAAAGAAATCGCGCCGTCATTCATGGATGAAGTCGCTGCAAGAGGCGCGTATAACGATTATAATGCAGGCCCGACGGAAATCGTGTTAACCTTACGTGATAGTTTGTCGGAACTTATTGAAGCAGAATTTAACGAGCGCGAAAATTTAAATATATCTATAAGGAACGGATGAAATGCCTAAACAAATCGTTTTTTTTGAGAAAAATAAACTAGACATCGAGAGCACAGACGTTATCGTAACGGCGACGCAGGCAAACGATTACACCGATTTTTTTCGAAATCGTTCTAACAATAGCGCATGGGTAACAACCGATAGCGTTGACTCTGACAATACACAGATCGATATTGATTTCGTAGATGAACAGGACTTGAACCATATTTTACTTTTGAAGCATAATTTCAAGGCATACACTATTCAATACTGGAACGGATCTACATATGTTGACTTCTCAACGCCCATTAATGAAACGACGAACTCAAGTGAGTCAACATATCACGTCTTTAATGACGTCTCTACATCGATGTTACGTTTGATTATTCAAGGCACGATAACCCCCGACGACGACAAATTTTTATATCAATTCATTGCAACTGATATCATCGGGCGTTTTGAAGGGTGGCCAGTATTAAACCCGACGCTTTCAAGAAATAGACGAACTTCACGCTTACTTTCAGGTAAACAAGCCGTGAAAGAAAAAATCGGGGCATATAGTTCAAGAGTGACCGTTAGCAATTTGCGTGATGATAACGACTTGACCATTATTGAAGGTTTGTTTGCAGCAAATGAGGGATTTTTATTCTGGCCGTGTGGGGGCGACGAAGATCAATTTTCATCGCGACGTTTAGGCTATAGACTCGAAGATATTTATTTATGCAAAACTTCGAATGAGTGGAATCCCGCTTTTGCAAGCGGCATCTATCAAACTGGTATCGTCGTAAACATGAACCTCGTTGAGGTTATATCATGATTTTAGGACTTAATAACATAAACGTTTATTTAAAGACATTTGATGCCAACGGCATCTATGACGATTGGGTAGACATATCGAAATATGTTTTAAGCGTTGGACAACTTAAAATTGGCATTGATTCAAGCGAATATCAAATTGGTGTTTATCAATATCCGAACGCTACAATTAAATTAAACAATCGCGGCGGGGAGTTTAACGACGTGGGCGACGTCAACGGGCGGAGCCTATTCGTTTTTAAGCGAAACGATTCACAAATAAAAATTACTTATAATTTAATGGATGAAGGGCCATATTGCGGAACTGCGATCGCAGGCGTGTCTTATTTGTCTGACGAGGTCGAGATATTCAAAGGTCTCATCGTTGATGATTCATTCAGACAAGATGCTTTAACCGAGGAGGTCTCTTTTAAGATCTTAGGCCGTGAGACATTATTCAATCGAACCGAAGTCGATTTTGCGTCGCTTTCAAACGGTGATTTAATAAGTGAGGCCATTGAAACGATTTTGAGCGATGACAAAATAACGAGTCTTTTAACAGTTAGCGTTGCAAACATAAATGTCGACATCGATCAAACGATAGACGACGTCACGGAGTTCGAAGACAAGACCGTCAGAGAAGCATTAAACGAATTGTTACTTCTTGGCAATAGCGTTTTACTTATTGAAGACGATGCCATTATTGTAAAGGCACGAGATGAAAGCGCGACAAATAAAAAAACGTTTTATGGTCAAGCTTCGCCGAACGGAATTGAAGACATCGTTTCAATAAGCAACTATAATAACGGCGCTCAACGTGTTTTTAACTTTCTTGTATGGGACGGCAGCGCCGCGAAAAAAACAAACAACTCTTCGATCTCTATAAACGGCGTTCATAAAAAAGAGTTCAATCAGCCATATTTTACTGATTTGACAAAGCAAAATAATATCCTGCAAGGCATACTTGACGAGTTCCAAGATAAGAAGCAAGAACTCGAATTGACGACAAATTTAAACTACGTAACGCTTGCATTAAAGATGCTCGACAAAATCAATATAGACTATCCAACACTCGTTTTTACAGATATAGACACGTCAATTCCGATATGTGGAACCGCACAAAGCGATGTCGATGTACTCCCGTATGAACTTTTTGATTTGACAATACCAATTACAACCGAATGGAAAATAATAAAAATCGTTTATAATATTTCGAAGTTAGAAGTAACATATACATTAAGGGAAATTTAAAACATGGGTGAACAGACTCTCCGCGCTCGAAAGGGCGGTCAAATTATTAGAACCGAGAACTGGTTCAATAAGATCAAAGATATACTTGATGGCGACATCATCCCAAGGGGCAACGATGGCGCTCCCGTCAACGGTCAGTTGAATTGCGGTTCAACGTCGCTTCCGTGGAGTGAGACATATGTCAAAAACTCAATAGAAATAGGCGCGGCTTCAATTCGTGATGTTTCAGGGGAATTAATTTATAACAAAGGAAGCGACGAAGACATCGAGCTTCGTGATAGGCTTATTAATCAAGAGAGTCTAAAGACATTAGTAGGCTTGCCGATCGACGCGCAAGATTTCGGAACATTCACGGGATCGACCATTCCCGATAACTCAACATATAAAGAAGCGATTGAAGCGATTTCAAACAGATCTTTTCGAAGTGACAAAGTCGCAGCGAAATATTTAAGTTACTCGAAGACATGGGCCTATAGCGCGGGGACATCCCCCGGCGTTGAGATCGTCCCCAATTTTACGTTAGACATAAAGACGACAACGGGGCTTTGTTTATTCGCTTTTTCACACGACGGGAACGCCGCTTTATATTTGGGAAATAGCGGATTGACGGAAACGTATATGCCGACGCTTGATATTTCCGTTTCGCCTGATTATTTTTACACTGAAGCAGACAGGGAATTTTCGGGGTATCTTGAGAGGAGCTATTCTCATTATTACGACTTTGGAGCGGCTGGAACATATACCGTTTACTTGCACACAAGATCTATAAATCGTGATCCTGCCACTTCAGGGGAGACAAACAGTATTTTAAACCCGAGGGTTATCATATGGGGAATATAACTTTAGACACGCGCATTGACGGCGTTCCAATCACTTCTATATGGTTTAATGCGTTGAGGGACTCAATTATAAACACGATCTTCGCAAGAAACGCAATCGGTGCTGTTGAATCAAGCGCTGGCTCAATCGGGACATCGGCATATAGATTTTCGAAAATATATGTGAGCGCCGATGGTTCTATAAACTTTGGTAACTCGAAATTATATGAAAGCGGCGGCGAGATTTTTCTTTTTGATGAGACAAGCGCAACGTATAACGTAACGGACAAGTTAAAAGATATCACGAAAATGATAACACTTTCAGGTTTAAGCGAAGATGCGACGAACCTCGGGGTGACTTCAGACAGCGTAATCAAAGATAACAGACAAATCAAACAAGCGTTGCAAGATATCGAAACGGTGTCTATCCCTGATTGTTTGTTCACTTTAAGCGATCCGACACTAAGAACAGCGACAACAAGCAATACAATAGTAGATAGCAACTCTTTAACATTTGATATTCCAAGGGGCGGCGCTTTCATCTATATGCAAGCAGATTTCGCAGTTTATAAAATTTCAACGGCGAGTATAGACCAACAGAATTTACGATTTTATTTAAGAGACGGAAGTAATAATTATTTGACGGGGCCATATCTGCGCTTGACTGAAGTGAGCGTTAGAACTTTGCAAGCATACACCACTAGAACACTTCGAACGTTTGTTGCAGGTACCGAAGGCCAAAGTTTCACAGTCAAGGCAACTGTACAACATACGTTAGCTTCATCAGACTTTGAATCACGAATGAAAAACGTTATAATTAGAGTTATAGGATTTTAATTTTATGGGAACGAATACTTTAGTTGATAGAACTCAAGGGACTATAACAAGCGACTGGTTTAATCAGTTTATAACAGCGTTAAAAGGCGATATAGTTCCGAGGCAAAACGGCGCACCGACAACCGAAGCGGGTTCCTTCGGGAACAATACGTTTCGATTTTTAAATCATTATATCGCAAGCGGCGGCAAGTGCGACATTAATTCGAATTATCTAAAAGAGACAAGCGGCGTTTTAAAAATAGCTGACGATGGGACAAGCGAAAAAGAGATAACAACGAACTTTAAAAACAATGTAGATTTGAATGCAGCTTTCGAAGTGAGCGACGGTGGTATTAATTTAGGCGCTTTTAACGATCCTGATTTAACATCGAACGCGACGGTGAACACAAACATTCAAGAAGTCGCAAATAAAACTTTCCGCGGTCGCCGTTCAAGCGCAAGTTTTTCAAGCATCACTCAATTTTTTGGAACTGATACAAATTTATCTTATAAAATAGTCGCTCAAACTGAATCTATATCATTTTATACGCCTTCAGGTTTCGCTTTTTGTTCTATTAGAGGGACGAAAATCGGGAGGGTTGATGCTAGCACCGTGGCTCTCGGGCTTTACGACACCACAAACTCAAGGCTCGCAGTGGGCGGTATGCAAACCACCCCTTTAGGAGTGGGACAAAACACTATAGAGTGCGCAACGGGAGTTTTTTATGCGCCGAGCGCGGGCACTTACACTTTAAACGTAGCGATTATTCACCATACGGGTGCCGTCGATCCCTCGTTTAATTTTACAGCCGAATTTAGCAACGTTCAAGTTGATGTAATAGGGATTTAAATAAGGGGGCTATATGGCATTTTTAGACATACTGGAAAGAGAAAATGCAAAAAAGATTCTGGCTTCATGGTTCAATACAATTCGAACCGAAGGAATCTCGCTTGAAAATAGCGTTACATCGCATACGGGCGCATCGAGCGGCGTTCATGGCGTAACTGGCGACGTCGTCGGGACGTCCGACACGCAAACGTTAACAAACAAAACGTTGACGAACCCAGCGATCAACGGCGGTTCATTCAATGGTGGAACGGCGAGCGCCGTAAACTTCTTGAGAGCACCGCAAGCAACGACGGCGACGTTGACATCGCTCTCGCGCGTTGCAGGCGCGATCTATTGGAGCACCGACGAAAAGCAGTATTACGGCGACGACGGAACGGAACTTGTTGCAATCGGCGGCGGCGGTCAAACGATTATTGAAGTCGTGCAAGGAACTCACGGTTTTACCGTGTTAACGCCATTATACCATGACAAGGCAACGGACGCATGGATTGA